TACGTTAAAAGCATCTTTAGGCGTTGGCACTTTGTACGACTCTTACACTTGGATAGAGGACACCTGCCAAGCTGCCCAAGATCTAATTAACGGGTTTTTATGGTTTGACTCTGCCCCGGTAGTGGGAACTGCATTAGTGAACAATGTAGCTACCGTGATGATAGCCAACCCCGGCCTGTTTACTACTGGTCAATCCGTTACTGTAGCCGGGGCTGGCGCTACTTTTAACGGCACTTATACAATTACTGGCACAGTACCGTTTAGCGCGGGTACTACTAATTTATTGCCAGCGTTTAATTTTCAGCTTAACTATTACCAATACCCACAGGGTTACAGCTTTATACAATATGCAAAAACGGCAGCTGACCAAAACTTTAGGCGCGTATTACCTAGCGGCACTATGACCGGTGATGATACAAAGACGGCTACCTACGCTAATACACCTGCTATAAACGCAGCTGCACTTATGCTAGCTGAGAATATTTGGACTAGCCGTTTCAGCACACAAAACGGCGGCGTAAGCGTAGACGGTTACAGCCCTAGCCCTTTCAAGATGTCTAATACTTTAATGGCATCTATACGCGGTTTGTTAGCACCGTATTTATCGCCTAACGCTATGGTGGGATAATGCCAGCCGCCATAACTACACTACGCAGCACTATAGCCGCTGCCTTAGCTAATAATGCGGTTTGGAGTACCTTTAGCTACCCGCCAAGTACCATAGTAGCTAACAGCGTAGTAGTGGCCCCGGCAGACCCGTACCTTACGCCTAGCAATAATTCACAAGCTGGCATATCGCCACTAGCTAATTTTAAGATAATTATGACCGTGCCTATGTTTTCTAATGAAGGCAACCTGCAAGGCATAGAGGACACAATAGTAGCCGTGTTTAATAAATTGGCTGCTAGCTCTATCGTATTTAACGTTACCGCTGTAACTGCACCTAGCGTTTTAACGTTACCTAGCGGCGACTTGCTTACAAGTGATTTACAAATATCCGTACTAACGAGCTGGAGCTAAAATGGCACTAACAGACGAAGATAAAGCGTTTCTAATCAAGATAGGGCAAGAATTGCCTAAAGAGGTTAAAGAAACAAAGAAAAAAGAAACACCCGTAGAAAAACCAACACAAGGAACAGAGGTATAACAAATGGCAATTTTCCTATCTAATGGCGTAGTAGTTACGCTTAATAGCGTGGACTTATCAGATCACGTTACTAGCGCAACTATTAACCGTAGCTTTGATGAGCTTGAAGTAACAGCTATGGGCGATACCGCGCATAAGTTTGTAAAAGGCTTGGAAGCTAGCACTATTACTATTGATTTTCTAAACGATACTGCTACAAGTGAGGTACTACAAACCCTACAAGCCGCGTGGGGTACTACAGTACCGCTAACACTTAAGCAAACTAGCGACGCCGTATCGGCAGCCAATCCAGAATATCAAACCACAGTATTAGTTAATAACACTACAGATATTAACGGCGCTGTTGGCGATATTTCTACACAGAGTATTACATTTACTTGTAACTCAGCTATCGTAGTAGACGTAACACCTTAACCACTAGACAAAGGGGCACACAATGGCAAAACTTAAAATAACAAGGGCAGACGGAAGCGTAACCGAGCATAAGATTACGCCCCGTATTGAGTATGCCTTTGAGCTGTATGCAAAAAAAGGTTTTCATAAAGCCTTTAGAGATGATGAAAAACAAAGTGATGTTTACTGGCTTGCTTGGGAGTGTTTACGCACTAGCGGGGAAGTAGTAAAAAGTTTTGGGGCAGATTTTCTAGAAACCTTAGCTAAAGTTGAGGTACTAGATGATGACCCTTTGGAATAGTGGGGCGCGGTAGCTTTGGCTATCTAATCGCACAAGTAGCGGTAGAAACAGGCATAGCGCCCCAGTATTTATTAGATCTAGATGATGTAATGTTTAAGAATATATTAAAGGTTTTAACAGACAGAGCTAAGGCGGTGCAAGATGCCAACAGAAATAAGCGGCGCTATTGAGGCGCGCAAGGCATTACGCAAGTTTACCCCGGACTTATCTAAAGAATTGCAAAAAGAAATGGCAACGCTGTTAAAGCCTATAGTAACAAAGGCACGCGGTTTTATACCTGCTACAGTTTTAACCGGTTGGAGTAAGGCAGAGGCTAGCGATACTAAATATAGACAATTTCCTAGATATGATGCAGCTGCCGCTAGGAGAGGCATAGGTTATAGGACAGCGCCTAGTAAAGTTAATAGAAACGGTTTTAGAGCTTTAGCCCGTATAGCTAACGTTAGCGCGGCAGGTACTATTTATGAAACCGCCGGGCGACTTAATCCACAGGGCAGACCTCAAGGGCCTATGGTAGACCGTTACCTAAATGGCGTTTATGATAAAACTACACATACAGGCAGGCAGTACTCACAAAGCCTAAACCCTAACGCGGGTAAACAATTCATAGATGCCCTAGATGCCACAGGTCAAATAGTAGATGCCAATAACCAAACAGGGCGCGGGCGTAGGTCTAGAAAGATGAAAGGCCGAGCTATTTATAGGGCGTGGGCTGAGGACGGCGGCAAGACTAATGCAGCTGTAATAAAAGCTATAGAAAAAACAAAAATTATATTTAAAAATAATTTTAAGGCGGCGGCATAATGGCTGTAGACCCACAAGTAGTAGTAAATATAGCCTCTGAGTTCACAGGTAAAAAAGCGTTTAAGCAAGCCGAAACAGCGACCACTAAATTAGAAAAAGGCGTAAAAAGCCTAGCTAAATCGTTTGGCTTAGCCTTTAGCGTAGGCGTTGTAGTGCAGTTTGCCCGAGTATCTATTAAAGCATTTAACGATCAGCAAAAAGAGATAGCACAATTAACTAGCGCTCTAAATAGCTTAAATCAAGGTTTTAGATTTACAGAGGTAGACCAATTTTTAGATAAAATGGAAGATGTAACAAAGGTAGGCGGCGATAAATTAGTACCTGCCTTTAGTCAATTAGCTAGAGTTACTGAGGACGTAGACAAAGCGCAAAAACTATTAGGCATATCTTTAGATATATCAGCCGGTACAGGTAGAGATTTAACTAGCGTTACGGCAGCTATTAGCCGGGCTATGTCGGGCAATACGGCGGCGTTAGGTAGGTTAAACGTAGGTTTAGATAAAAATTTATTAGCGTACGGTGAGTTAGACGATATTTTAGATATTTTAGAGGGCAAGTTTAAGGGCTCAGCGGCTAGGGCTGTAGATACGTTTGAAGGCCGTATGAAAACTTTAACTATAGAAAGTGATAGAGCTAAAGAAACTATAGGGGCGGGCCTAGTAGATGCTATAACTATTTTAGGCGGCACTAATGGTATAGATACAGCTGCCGACAGTATGAAGCGGCTAAGTGATGAAACTGCTAACGCGCTTAGAGGTTTGGCTTTATTAGTAAAACAAGTAGGCATAGAAACCCCAGAGGGCGGGTTTGGCTTAGCTAATCTGGCAACTTTAATACCTGTAGCTGGTACTTACCTTGCGCCGTTAATAGACAAACTAATTAAAAAAGGTGAGCTAGAGGCAGCACAGCGCGCGGCATTAGGCGGCCCTATTTTAGACCCTGCTAAAGAAATAGCAGCTGCTAAAAACCGTGCAAAGATACAGGCAGCGCTAGATAAGGCTAACGTTAAATCTCTAGCAGTAGATAAAAAGAAAACTGCCGAGCAAGCAAAACAATTAAAAATAAAGAAAGACCAACTAGCACTAGATAAAGCTGCCCTAGCTTTAGGCAAAGGTGAAGATATATTTGACCTAGACAGAATACAAGTACAGGCAGCGTTACTAGCTAAGCAAGATGAAATAAACAAGCTAGGCGTAAATGCTACAGATCAGCAAAAACTACAGCTAGCTAATGACCTAACCCGCCTATCTATTAAACAGACTATGTCGCAATTAGAGGACGCTATAGCCGCTCAAGATGTAGAGGCTGCTACACGCCTTGCTAAAAAACTTAATTTAGATTTAGCAATACTAGGCGCTTTGCAAGGCCAAGAGTTTCAATTACAAGATATAAACGATATTTTAGAAAAGTTTAAGCCTAAAGCGCTTATAGATATACAAAACCTTAATGAGGCTTTAGCGCTGTTAATGAAAATGGCAGGGCTACAAATAAACGTAAGCGGTAAAGTTGGAGCGGCAGGCGGCGCTACAGGCGGCGCTACAGGCGGCGGCGGCGGCGGCGGTGGTGGAAGTCTTGCTGTAGGTATTGCTGGACAAATAGCAACATTAACTAATTTACGCGCTGCTACTAGCACAGGTACGGGTATTAACTTTTTACTAAAAGAGCAGATAGATACGCTTACAGATGCTATGAGTACTAACGCCTTAAATGCTTTAGGTGATGAGCAAGCAAGGCTAAGAGCTATGGGCGTATTTGATACACCCGGTATAAGCGCGGGCTCTACCTTTGACCCTGCCGCTTTCCGTATGGCAGATAACATAACTGTAAACGTAAATGCAGGTGTAGTAGGTAGTGAAGACACAATAAGCCTAGCTGTACAAAGAGCTATATTAGATTTAGAGCGTAAGGGCGACCCGTTGCGTTACACCGGTGGACTATGACCCTGCCAGTAATAAACGCTATTATTAACTTTAGTACTGGCCCTAGTTTTGCCCAAGCTATGATCTTAGGTGAGGGCATATTAGATACAAACATACTAAGCGATAGCGCGGCTGTAATTGTAGATGTATCGGACGTAGTAGATACAATACAAACTAACAGAGGCCGTAACCCACAGGCCGACCAATTCCAAACAGGTATACTAACTTTAAGAATAGTAGACCAAAACGGCGATTTTAACCCACAAAACCCTAACAGCCCTTATTTTGGCTTGCTAGATCCAATGCGTAAAGTAGCTATATCTGCTACCTATAACAGCGTTACTTACCCTATATTTAGCGGCTTTATTACTAGCTATAACACTACTACGCCTAAAAATGCGTTTGACGTTGTTTATACCACAATAACAGCGGTAGATGCGTTTAGACTTGCCCAAAATGCGCAGATAGCTACAGTTACAGGGGCTAGCGCGGGCGACTTATCCGGCACACGCATTAACCAGATTTTAGATCAGATAGGTTGGCCTACCTCTATGCGTGATATAGACGCGGGGCTAACTACTTTGCAGACAGACCCCGGCACAGCCCGTACCAGCCTTGCAGCTATGCAGACGGTAACTCTAAGTGAGTACGGGGCGCTATATGTAGATGCTACCGGCAGTTTTGTATTTCAAGATAGGCAAGTTACTACAGCTAGCATAGGCGGCACACCTACCGTGTTTAACGATAACGGCACAAATATAGGTTATTTTAATGCGGTATGGCGCTTAGATGATACCTTGGTATTTAACGCAGCCTCTATAACTAGGGCAGGCGGTACTACACAGCTTGCCATAGATCAAGCAAGCATAGATAAGTATTTTACCCACAGCTATAACCAACAAAACCTACTAATGCAGACAGACGCAGTAGCGTTAGATTACGCCCAAGCCTATGTAGCTAGCCGTAAAGAAACCTCTATAAGATGTGATGCCATTACCCTAGATTTATACACAGATAACTATAATGCCGGCATAATCGCCGCCCTAGATCTAGATTTTTTTGACCCTATAACTATTACTACAAACCAACCGGGCTCATCTACTTTAACTAAGACTTTACAGGTGTTTGGCGTAGCTATGGCAATTACGCCTAACAGCTGGAAAACGACACTAACCACACTAGAGCCGATAATAGACGGCTTTATACTAGACTCAAGCCAATACGGGGTGCTAGACACCGGCGTACTTAGCTACTAAGGGGGTAAAAATGGCATCATTTGTAACAGGTGAGGTACTTACCGCCGCCGCTATGAATAAAATAGTCAATATAACAACTAGAGCAGTAACAGGCACTAGCGATACTTTTGTACTTGCAGACGCAGATAATGTACTAATAACTTATAGCAGCACTAGCGCTACTACTATTACTATACCGCCGGAAAGTTCAGTAGCATTTCCGTTAGGCTCTGTAATAAATGTAATAAAAATAGGTGCTAGCGGCACTACTACAATTAGTGAAGGTGCAGGCGTAACAATTTCTAGCACAGGTGCAGTAGCTACCGCGCCAACGTTAAGAGCTGCTTTTTCAGCTGCTTCTTGCATTAAGGTAGCGGCTAACACTTGGTATGTGGTAGGAGATATTGCTTAATGAGTTTAATTGGAATTATTGCTTCAAGTAAATTAGTTGCAATTCCATTAACAGTAGATTTTCTTGTAGTTGCAGGTGGTGGTGGAGGGTCTCAAGGCGGTGGTGGTGCTGGAGGTGCAAGATGCACTATTGGTGCAACAGGCGGTGGTGGAACTTTAGAAAGCTCATTGAGCCTTGCGGTATCTACTAATTACACAATTACAGTTGGTGCAGGTGGAAATGCTGGAACGAATACTGCACAAACTGGCTCAAATGGATCTAATTCTGTTTTTTCAACTATCACTTCAACAGGCGGCGGCCGAGGTGGAATATTTGCTAATCCTGGTGAAAATGGTATAACTGGTGGTTCTGGTGGTGGTGGTGGTGGTGCTGATGTAACAGCAGGAAGTGGTGGCGCAAGAACAGCCAGCCCAGTTCAAGGCTTCGATGGTGGAAATGGAGTCAATGGCGCATTAAATGGCGGCGGCGGCGGCGGCGGTGCTGGAGTAATTGGCGGTAATGCAACCGCAGGTTCTAATGGTGGTCAAGGTGGTAATGGCGTAACAACTTCTATTTCTGGCTCATCTACTACTTATGCTGGTGGTGGTTCTGGCGGTTGCTCAACACAAACTAGCGGTGGAACGGGTGGTGGTGGATTTGGCGGTGGAGCATCAGCTGCTGGCGGTGCAGCTACTGTTAATACTGGCGGCGGTGGTGGGGGTGGTGGAAATACTGTTGGCAACCTTAATGGCGGCGCAGGTGGTAGCGGTATAATAATTCTTAAATACCCATCTATTTATTTAGCTACTTTTAGTGGTGGAGTAACACAAAGCACAAGCACTAGCGGTGCATTTAAGATTTCAACAATTACAGCCGCAGGCGTATCAGACACAGTTAGTTGGGCATAATGGCACACTACGCATATTTAGATGATAACAACATAGTCGTTGCCGTAACAGTAGGCAAAGATGAAACAGAGTTAATAGATGGTTTAGATACAGAAACCTATTACGCATTAAATACACCTTACACAGTTAAGCGCACTTCATACAATAACAATATCCGCAAGCAATATGCGGGCATAGGTTTTAGTTATGACTCAGTAGCAGATGTATTTATAGCGCCTCAGCCTTACTCTAGTTGGACTTTAGATAATGATTTTAATTGGCAACCGCCTACACCTAGACCTGAAGGTATAAGTTGGTATTGGAACGAGGCAGAGCAGGTTTGGGTAGATGCTAACGAGCTATAACGGCTGGCCTGCCAGTAAAGACCCGGCAGAGATAGGTATAAAGAGTTATACAGTACCCGGCACTAATAGAAAACTTAGATGCGCTGAGGCTGTAGCACCGTTATTAGTAGGTTTTGCCGCTGAGTTTCACGCGCTAATAGAGCCAATAGATCAGGGCGCGCTAGATGAGTGGGGCTATGCTTTCCGTATGGTACGCGGCAGTACAGACCGCCTTAGCTGCCATAGCAGCGGTACAGCGATAGACCTAAACGCTACCAAACACCCGCTAGCAGCTGTAGGCACGTTTCCAGCCGATAAAGTGCCAATGATTAGAGCTTTAGCTAAAAAGTATGGCCTAACGTGGGGTGGGGATTACCGTAACCGTAAAGATGAAATGCACTTTGAAATAACGGTAAATGCTAAAAAAGCCGCTAAACTAATTGCAAAGTTAGGACAACAAAATGCCAACTAGCGCGCAAATAGAGGTAGGTACTGAGGTTGTACTAATAGTGCCTAAATCAGATTTTGACCAAACAGCCATTTTACATAACTTAGGCGGCGGCGCGATATATTTAGGCGGGCCAAACGTAACTACAAGTAACGGCTATAAGCTAGATAATGGTGATAAATTAACTGTACCTGTGGGCGACCACGAAGCACTATATGCCGTTGCAGATAGTGGTATGCCTATAGTAGCGGTACTTACACAAATAAACTAAGGGCATTTAGGAGCAAAAATGGACAAGAAAAAACTAGAGGCGGCTGCCTATAGCTATGGACGTGCCGCGCTAGCAAGCGTTGCAGCTCTATACCTATCCGGCATTACAGACCCTAAAGTATTGGCTAACGCCTTTATCGCAGGTTTATTAGGCCCATTAGTTAAAGCATTACAGCCTAACGAAAAACAATACGGCATAGGCGCTAAGTAATGAACCAAGCCCAAACCCTATTAGCTATAGCGCTAGGACTTTGTAGCCTTGCAGCGGTAGGGCTTGGGCTGGTACGCCATTTAGTTAAGTTTTATTTATCAGAGCTAAGGCCAGACGGTAACGGCGGCCATAACCTTAGAGGCCGTGTTGAGCGTATAGAGGGCCAAGTAGATCGTATTTATGAAATGCTTTTAGAAGACAAATTAAAGCGCTAGCGTGTCGCGTTGCGTTATGTCGGTGTTAGGGCTCATACTTTTACCACACGCTGAGAGGGCTACTTAGTGTAGTAGTTTTATCAGCCTTAACAAAGGGTGAAATATGTTAGCTGATATAGCAGTAATTACTTTAACCGTACTCATAGTAGGCCTATTTATGTTAGCTGCCTACAGGACGGGATACCGTGAGGGCCACGGAGACGGTTACCTAAGAGGGCGCAATATAGCTAAGGCCTTAAAAGAGGTAATCAAATGAGCTTTTTAGACGGCTACGAAGATGTAAACGCGCGGATTAAAAGAGCTCGGGCTGAGTTTCCCGGGTTAAGGCTTGTAGCTTACATAGAGGACATAGACCTAAAAAACGGTTATATTTTAATTAGAGCTGAGGCCTATAAAAATTATGAGGACGAAAAACCAAGCGCTGTAGATTATGCGCTAGAGGTTAGATCAGACCGCGGCGTAAATGCTAATTTTTGGGTAGAAAACTGCGTAACGTCTGCCTATGGGCGCGTTATAGGTTTGCTTACGCCGGGCGGTGTTGGCAGACCGACAAGGCAAGATATGGAGAAGGTAGAGGCCATACAAGCCCCATTACAGACACGCGGAGCAGGTGGGGCAGTACCTACCGCGGCTGAGTCAATAAGCGCTCTAAAAGCCAAACTAGGCGCAGAGCCAATGCCAGAGCCGCCAATATGTAAACACGGGCATAGAGTGCTAATTGAAGGCACGTCAAATAAAACTAATAAACCATACAAAGGCTATTTATGCCCCGACAAGGTAAAAGCTAATCAATGTGAGCCTATATGGCTAAGGCAATATGGCGATAAATGGCTTAGCCCTAATGATCACGCAGAGGTTTTATTAGAAGCCGGGCGTAACCTAGACCCGATAGCAGAGCGTGAGCCTGTACCAGATGAGCTATTAAGTGAGTCTGAGAGGGCCAGCCGTGCAGCCAATTAAAGAAACGCAACAGGGCCAAGACCGCCAAACAAGAGTGGCGGCGTATTTAATGAGTAAGTATCCGTGGATTTTAACGCCTACGCCTAAGTTTTACTTTACCGATTACCACATAAACAAAATACAAGGCTTAGGCCGTGAAAACTACATAGGCGATTTAGAAATTAAATGGGCAGACAAGCCAAGTAGTGAGCCCTACCCAATACCTTTTACAAAGGTGCAACAGATGAGCTTATTGCCTCTACATAGGGATTTACCAGACTCTTACCACAGAGTTTTAATTAGATATGATGACGGTTTACTAATGCTAAACGTAGAAATGCTGCGTGATTTAAGGCCAGTTATGTACACTTTCCCAGCCCAAGATGAGCTAAAAAAGCTATATGTATTTGTAAAAGCTCAGGACTTCTTTCCATATTTTAAGCCAATAATTATTAGATAATGGGGTTAAAAACTATGCTTTATATTGAGGCTAAGTGCCGCCAATGCAAAACCGTAACGCTACAGCTAGAGCGCGTAGTATCTGATCACCTACCGCCAAACGTTAAATGCCTACAATGCACTAGATGCGGGCTGCTAGATATAACGTTGGTAGATGTGGATAAAGCCCGGCAGGTACGCAATTAAGTTATCCACAAGCGCTAAAAACCTGTGGACAACACGCCCAAGCCCCGCTCAAGTTATCCACAATTTAGGTAAATGCTTGACTATGCCGGTACGATTACTGCGCGCAGGCAGCGCCCCGAAGGGCGATAGCGCGGGCAAGCTGCGTAATCTAGGGGTAGCTCTATGCCTATTCTTAGGCTGCCTATCTTTACAGA